TTCTAATCCAGCTCTTTGTGCTTCAAGTTCTGCAATTCTTCTTTGGGATGATGAACCTTGATTATTACCTTTAATTGCCATATTGGATTAAATTAAACGTTTTTTAATCCGTATTTTTTAATGATTTTGTCTATATGACTAGTATCTAATCCTAACGATTGTAAATCTCTTTTTTGTTGATACATACTTTTTGATACGGAATCATCGAAGTCCGACCAAGTATCTGCTAAATCTGGATCAGCTTTTCTAAGTCTTTGAAGCCATTCACTTTCTCTTCCATTAGCTTTTGCATTGAAAAAACTTTTAAAAAAATCAATCAAACCCGCTTCTCTAACTAATATTTTTTTAGGCATATGTATCTATTTATCTATTATAAATATAATATAATTATCTTTTTCTAGCCTTAGAAGTGTTTGGTGTTTTTGATTTGTAAACTCTTTCTGCAGCGTTGCGTTCTTCTTCTTTTGTTTTACTTAATTCTCTATAATAGAACTCTCTTAGTTTTGTTGGCATAAAATAAACATCATGCCAATTAAAACCACCATTTGCATAATAAATTAATTGAAATAACCTTTGATGTAATGTTATTGAATAATTACTCGGCAGGGTAAAAAAAGTCAACCCCGAATGGGATACGAAGTGCCTCCGTTTCACCCGTTATTGGAGATGTATAATCAAATGTCAAATCTAAATCAGGATTAATTTCTGAAATATATTTTCTAAGTGCTTTTGAGTCTGCTGCTAATAATTGATTTGCAACAAAATTGCTGATATATCCAAAATCTCTAACACCATTTACTTCTACAATTGTTCTTCTATATCTAGTTGTAATTTCGTTACTTTGTTTTAATGTTTTTTCAGATGCTTCAATATCTTTTGCAATTGCTATTTCATCACCATGTGTTAATAATTTAAACTTAATATCAACATTTGCTTTTGGTAAATGAAAATCATATTCATTTTCTCTATTTAATTTTGATTCATCTACATCTTTTATTTTTATTTTTGATAAATCAATAGTTACTTCCGTTGGTTCATTATCAACTGGGTCATTAATTGTAACATTATAATCCGTTCCGAACGCAAATATTCTTGTAGAAACTAAAATTGCATTTTTATCACCTAAAACTAAATCATTGATGTTTACTCCAGGTTCTACTACAATTGATTCCAATAACTTATCCAAATGTAATCCTTTACGAATTAGATTTGTATTTGTAATAATATCCTCTTCCTTTGCAGTCATTAATTTAATTGTAATCTCACCCTTTGCCAATGGATTACTTTCGGGATAACACAATCCTTTTGATGGTAAACTAATGATTTCTGTTGGGAATTGGAATGATTTTTGTGTAGGTGTTGGTTGTGTTCCCAATCCTCTTGTAACTTGTTGTTCTATGTTTTGTTCCATATTTTAGTATAACTTTGTTTATTATATATATTCTATTTTCAAAAAAATAAAAAGGGGAACATTTCTGCTCCCCTCTTTACTTTTATAATTTTATTAAGATTAGTATTCCAAAATTGCGTAATCGTATGCCAAAGTTAATTCAATTGATAACGGGTCGTTTGATGCCCAATCCAATTCACCAAAGTTAGCTTGAGAGATAAATGCACCCTTTAAAGTCCATTGTTCAATCTTATCACCTACTGGTCCTAACAAATAGAATGTAATATCCTTTTTGTAAAATGCTGCGTATCCATCTCTACCTGTTAATGATTCATGTGATTGTCTAACCCACTCCATAACTTGCTGTGCACCTGATGGAACAATTGGGTCATAAAGAGTGATAGTTACATCATCCCATGTAGATTTTCCCTTAATCTTTCTTTTCACATTGATATGGTCTAATTCAACAACTTCTGATGTGAATGTTGGTCTATTCGCTGTTTTAACGATATAAGACTCGATACCATTGATTTCCATAATGAATCTATTCGCTAATTTAGGTTCAAAATTCTTATAGAAAATTTTATCAAACTCTAATATTTCTGGCATTTTACTTTATTTTTTTGTTCTTTTATATAAATATCTGTTTTTCAAATTATCCGTTGAAAGCTGCTCCAGTTGGTAAGATGTTGAAATCAATTTGAATGAATTCAGCTGTCTTAGTTGGCTGTAAGTAAATAGCACCTTTCATAATATTTCTATCAACTACATCAGGAGTGTTGTTTGTTTCATCCATTACAACTCTGAAAGCGTAAAGACCTTGTCTTTGTTGGATTCCTTCTAAATAAGGATTAACAATGTTTAAGAATCTATTTCTTGTTTCAGAAGAGTTTTGTTCGAATACTAAATATTTTGAAGTTGAAGCGATATACTTTCTAACAGTCAATAATAATCTTCTTACATTGATTCTATCTAATGCAGATGGTTTATCTTGTAAAGTTTTTTGACCCCATACTACAATACCTTGTCCAGGGAACTGGCAGATTGGATTAATTTTATTTTCGTATAATTCATCTCTCTCTGATTGAGTTAATCTATTTAATACACTAACTGCTCCTACCAAACCACCTCTATTTAAACCTGCTGGTGCGAACCATTCTGCTGCTACTCTATCGTTTGCTGCAAATACAGCTGGCAACAATACTGATGGTGGAACTGTGATTAATTTGTTTGTGTTTACATCAATTGTCTTAACCCATGGATAATATGTTGCTGCGTAGTTAGTATCTAAACTTTCAGCTTTATTAATTACTGTTTGTTTTGCTAAATGAGAATTACCCATTTCAGTAATGAAGAATGCGTCTGCTCTTTGCTCAACCATATCAACAATTGCTTGGTGAACATATGAGTGATTATTTTTTGTAATACCAGGTGCAACTACCATATTAATATCCCATTCATCTGAATTAGACAAGGCATTTATTTGTTTCATATATGCCAATGTTCCAGATGATGTAGATGATGATAAATCAAATCCTTGTGAATTTCCTGAATTAATATCACTTCCTTTATTAATTGGTTGTGCTGGACTCATACCATCAAATCCATGTTGGAATGCTACAATAAAATTTCTTTTTGCAACATCTGTTGCAACTGAACCAGTTAATTCCAAAAATCCACCAGTTGCAGCATCTAAACCAAATTCTGGATTTATAGCGTTTGATGCACCATTAGGAATTGGTTTCATATAAATTTTGTTATCTGAATTACCATCCAAATCAATACCACCAAATTGCGTTTCAGATGCAGTTACAAATGTCACTGCTGGAAGTAATGATAATACTGCGGATGATGCCGATACAAATGAATGATATGATTCGTGTCCAAATGGTACTGCTTGTACAGGTGCATTTAGATTTAAATTTGTAATTCTAACATATTTTGATTGATTTACCCAATCACCTTCTTCTGAAATTTTACCATCGTTTGCAATACTTAATTTTCTATCACCAATTACTCTACTAATAAAGTTTGGAGAATTAGGGTCTAAGTTTACATTTGCGAATGTTTCTAATACTGTTTTTTTCTTATTTGTATCACCAAATGCTCTTATAGTTATTGTAAATGTACCATAATCAGTACCACTAACAGTACCTGCTGGTTTTATATTTGAAATACCAACTTTAATTTTTGTATTTGTTGAATTACCCACTCCTAATGTTTCCAATTGGAAAAGATTATATCTTTGACCACTTATTAATTGTGATTCGATTACTGGTGTTGTAGCTTCACAAGCTGTACCATTTCCATTAGAACCACTAAATGATTGATTTCCTAAAATAGTTACAGATGGAGTAACATTACCACCAAATGTTATATCCGTATTCTTAAAAAATGCGTAAGAATATGCATCTTTACTACCATATGCTGATGAGCCAAATACAGCTTCTATATCATTTATATCGGATGAATTTAAAGATGCTGAAACATCTAAATTTCCACCTCTTAATACAAATTTACCATCATTAGCATTGGAACTTGTTAATTGAACATCTGCGAATCCACCATTGAAACTTGCCGATGTATTAAACAAAATACCTAAAGATGCTGATATAGAACCCGATGTTGCTGTTAATAACAAAGGTGCGGTTTCAGTATATCCACTAACACCCGCTACTCTACAAATAGTTGCTGTTCCTGCTTCTCTTAAATAGTTTTGTACTGCAAGAGGAGTATAATATGTATCATCAACAATTCCAAACAATGTTTCAAATTCAGCTTGTGAATTAACTATTGTTGGAACTAATGGACCTTCTTTAAAAGGGCCAATGAATGCTGCACCTATTTCTGCTACACCTTGCTGTAAAAATGAAAGGTCGTTTTCTTTTGTAAATACGCCTGGTGATACTAACTTTTCTGCCATTTTATATGCTTTATTTTATTTTATTAATTCTCAATATAAATATAATATTTTAACCCAAAACATTAAATATTACTTCAATGCAGTTGAGAAGTGATTATATAC